AGAAAAAGCCTCTTCTTTCTTTTCCCATGCACGCTCTTTCTTGAAGCGCCCCACAGCAAGATTGGCAGATAGCGTAGCTGCGATGACTGTTATGAGAAGGGTTGTTATGAGTTCCATATGATGATCCTTGTTAAGTGATACACAATTCTACTTCTTCTAGGCGATTATGGAATGCCAAAAATCTTGGGTCCTTACCACAACTGGACTAGCAACCACGGGGGCGCAGACTCGCGGACTTCGGCAATTTTTCGAGTTTCTAGCGTCGGCAGCGGCACCGCGTGCAATCCCGCATAGCTATTGACTTTCGAGGTGCCGATGGTGCCGATGCTTCGGCAGTGACGTGATCAGCAGAGGTGGCCAGCGCATGGCAGACATCAGCGCGTTAAAAGAGGCGTACCACTGGAATATCACGCGCATTGCTGACGCCTTCGGATTACACCGCGACACCGTGCGCAAGCGGCTGCGCGCCGCTGGCGTAGTGCCGGCCGGCCAGCGAGGCAGCACCAGCGTCTATGCCCTGGCGGATGTCGGCCCCGCGCTCTACTCCGACATGATCGGGGCGGCCGGTAGCGATCCCGATGATCTGCCGCCCCAGGATCGCAAAGCCTGGTACCAGTCCGAAACCGAGCGCGTGAAGCTCGAGCAGCAGCTGCGCCTGCTGGTGCCGGTGGAGGATGCGCACCGCGAGATGAGCCGACTGGCCAAAGCAGTTGCATCAGGCCTGGATTCGCTGGCCGACATGCTGGAGCGCGACGCCGGCCTGGCTCCCGAGAGCATCCAGCTGGTGGAGCAGGTGACCGATGCGCTGCGCGAACAGATGTACCAGGCAGTGATCGCAGATGATGGAGAGAGCGCCGATGACTAGCACCGCCAGTGCCGCCTCTATCCGGCGCGACGTGGCCGAGCTGATCCGGCCGCCTCGCCGCATCCAGCCCAGCGAGTCAGCGGCCGAGGTCATGAAAGTCGTTTCCGGTGACGGCACCGTGCGCGACTGGAGCGCAGATACCACCCCTTATATGCGCGAGCCGCTGGATTGCATGGGATCGCGGCTATATGACGCCGTGATCTTTGTCGGCCCCGCGCGTACCGGCAAGACTAATGCCCTGGTGGATGGTTATGTCGCCTACAAGATCGAGTGCGACCCAGGCGATGGCCTGATCGTGCAGATCAGTGAGGAGAAGGCGCGCGAGTTCAGCAAGAAACGCATTGACCGCATGCTGGTCAACTCGCCTCGCCTGGTCGGCCGCATGAGTCCGCGCGGCCACGACAACAATGTGCATGACAAGACATTCCGCGCCGGCAACTACCTGGGCATCAAATGGCCGTCAAAGAACGTCCTTGCCTCGAGCGATTATCAGTTCGTCCTGATCACCGATTTCGACCGCCTGCCCGATGACGTGGATGGCGAGGGTAGTGCATTCCTGCTCGCCAGCAAACGAACCCAGACATTTGGCTCAACCGGCATGACGCTGGCCGAGTCCTCGCCAGGGCGCGAGATCACCGATCCCGACTGGCGGCGACCCGACGATGCCCCGCATATGGCACCGCCCACCACCGGCATTCTGGATCTGTTCAACGCCGGCGACCGTCGGCTCTGGTACTGGCAGTGCCCCGAGGCGCACTGCCGGCAGTGGTTTCCGCCGGTGATGGACAATTTCTCACGGCAGGCGGGGTGCGTGTTCTGCCCGCATTGCGGCACCGAGATCGACCTCGCGGCAAAGCGTCAGCTCAACCTGGCCGGCCGCTGGGTGCCCGAGGGTGCCCAGCTCGATGAGGCCGGCGAGATGATCGGCACCCCGCGGCGATCGCGCATCGCCTCATTCTGGATGGAGGGGCCGGCCGCGGCCTTCCAGTCCTGGGCGTCGCTGAATGAAAAGCTCAGGCGTGCCGAGGAGACTTACCAGCAGACCGACAGCCAGGAAACGCTCAAGGCGGTGATAAATACCGATTGGGGCCGGCCGTATCTGCGCCGGCGCGCAGCCACGCAACGCTCGAGCGAGCGGCTGGCTGATCGCTCCGAGGATTACCAGCGCCGCACCGTGCCCCAGGGCGTGCGCTTCCTGACCGCCGCCGTGGATGTACAGGGCGGCAAGGATCGCCGCTTTGTCGTGCAGATCCAGGGCTGGGGCGCGCACCGCGAGTGCTGGGTGATCGACCGTTTCAACATCAAGGAGGATCGCGGCCCCGACAATGACCAGGAGCCGCGCCCCATCTCGCCGGCCACCCAGCCAGAGGACTGGGATCTATTGACCCGTGACGTGCTGCTGCGCAGCTACAAGCTCGAGGACGGCAGCGGCCGCCGCATGCCGGTGGCATCCATCGCGGTGGATACCGGCGGCGAGGGCGAGGGCGAGGAGAGCGTGACCAGCCAGGCATATGACTGGCACCGCCGGCTGCGCCGCGATGGCCTGCAGTCGCGTGCCTTCCTGGTCAAAGGCTCGAGCACGCGCGGCAGCTCGCGGGTGCGCAAGACGTGGCCTGACAACACCGGCCGCAAGTCGCGCCAATCCACCGCGCGCGGTGACGTGCCGCTCTACCTGCTGGGCACCGATCTGCTGAAAGATGCCGTCGCCGCGATGATGGACCGCGACAACGCCGGCGCGGGCTACCTGCACACACCCAGCTGGCTGGGGCGCTGGTGGTATGACGAATTGACGTATGAGATCCGCGACCCCGCGAGCGGCAAATGGCGCAGGCCAGGCAAGCGCCCCAATGAGGCGTTTGATCTGTGCGTGTACAACCTGGCGCTGTTCATCCTGATGAAAGGCGAGCGCATCGACTGGAACGCGCCGCCGCCCTGGGCAGCCGCCTGGGATGACAACGCGCTGATCTCGCAGTCGCCAGACGCCACATCCGCCGTCACTCAACCCAAGCCACCGGCCGCGCGCAAGCGCCGGTGGGTGGTCAAGTCGCGCCTATAGGGCGTGGCCGGCAACCTTTGGAGCCTACCCCATGGCATATACCGCTGATGATCTCGCCCGCGTTCGCCAGGCGGTGCTCGACCTGGCAACCGGCCAGCGGGTGACATCGTTTCGCACGGCCAACGGCAAAACGCTGAGCTATGCAGATGCCGACATCGACAAGCTGCGCGAGCTGGAGCGCACCATCGCGGCACAAGTGGCCAGCGCCTCGCATATCGGCCGCCGGCTGAGATCCCGCACCCGCTACACCACGACATCAAAGGGGCTGTGATATGGGCGTGATCAGCACCCTCTCGCGGGGCATGCGCCGTGCCGCCTCGCGGCTGGGGATCAAGGCGGCCGCCTATGAAGGGGCAAGCCAGGGCCGGCGCATGGCAGGGCGGGGCGTGACCACTACCGGCCCCAATGCCGCCATTGCTCACTCGCTGCCGTTGCTCAAGTCGCGCTCGCGCCATGCGGTGCGCAACAACGCATACGCCAGCGGCGCGCGCGAGAGCTACGTGGCCAACCTGGTGGGCACCGGCATCAGACCCCAATGGTCAGATCCTGAGATCCAGGCGTTGTGGGACCGCTGGGCAGGCGAGGCTGACGCCGATGGCCTCGATAGCTTCTATGGCCTGCAGGCGCTGGCGATTGGCAGCCAGTTTGAGGCCGGCGAGGTGCTGGGGCGTTTCCGCTATCGCCGCATCAGCGATGGTCTGAGCGTACCGCTGCAGATCCAGGTGATCGAGGCTGACCACCTGGACGCCAGCCACTCCACCACCCTCAGCGGCCGCGTGATCAAAATGGGCATCGAGATGGACGGCATAGGCCAGCGCCGCGCCTACCATCTCTGGCGCTATCACCCTGCCGAGAAACTGACCGCGCAGATCAATGCTCGCGTGCCGGTGCCGGCCGATCAGGTGCTGCACCTGTTCCGGCGCACCCGCCCTGGCCAGCTGCGCGGCGTGCCTGAGCTGACCAGCGTGATCGTCAGGCTCTATGAAATCGACGCCATGCAGGATGCCACCCTCGCGCGCCAGAAACTGGCGCAGCTGTTCGGGGCATTCGTCAAGCGCAAGGCCGATGCCGACCTCGAGGATGAAGGGCCATTCTTTGGCACCCATGGCACCCATGTCGAGGATGGCGAGGGCGGCGAGGGCATTGATGCCTTCGAGCCTGGCGGCATCCACTACCTGGAGGATGGCGAGGAGGTGACATTCTCCGACCCGCCCGATATTGGCAGCAGCTACACCAACTGGCTGCGCACCGAGATGCACGCAGTGGCACGCGGCGCCGGCCTGACGCATGAGCAGCTGACCGGCGATCTGCAGGGCGTCAATTATTCCTCGATCCGCGCGGGGCTGCTGGAGTTCCGCCGGCGGGCTGAGATGCTGCAGGCCGATCTGGTGATCCACAAATGGTGCCGCCCCATCGCGGCCAAGTGGCTCGACACGGCTGTGAGCAGCGGGGCGCTGGTCATTCCTGACTACGCACGCCGCCGCGCGGATCTGCTGGCCATCGACTGGATCGCGCCCAAGTGGCAATGGGTGGACCCCGTGAAGGAGGTCACCGCCGATCTGATGGAAGTGCGCGCCGGCTTCAAGCCTCGCGGCGAGGCGGCAGCAGAGCGGGGCTGGTCGCTCGATCAGCTCGACAAGGAGATCGCGCGCGGCAACGTGAGCGCAGATGGTCAGGGGCTGGTGCTCGATTCCGATCCGCGCCGTGTCGCGAAAAACGGCACCGCTCAGGCAAACGACCCAGACCCTGACGCCGACCCCGACCAATGAGGAATCACCATGAAATGGTTTGAAGTACAGGCGGCCGCCGATGGCCGTCACGCTGACGTGTGGATCAATGATCAGATCGGTGTCGATTGGTGGAGCGGTGACGGCACCACGGCAAGCGCCTTTATCAACGCCATCGCGGCGCTGGGCGAGGTCGAGGCTCTGACCGTGCATATCAACTCGCCAGGCGGCGACGTGGCTGATGGCATCGCCATCGCCAATTACCTGCGCGGCCACAAGGCCCAGGTGACCACCCGCGTGGAGGGCATCGCCGCCTCTATCGCTGCCACCATCGCCATGGGCGGTGATCGCCGCGAGATGGCCACCGGCTCGCTGCTGATGATCCACGACCCGTGGACCGTCGCCATGGGCAACGCCACCGAGATGCGCAAACTCGCGGATGATCTCGACACTATCCGCAATGGCATCCTCGAGCTGTTCGTCGCGCGTGCCGGCGAGCCGCGCCGCGTCGAGATCCAGGAGGCGATGCGCGCAGAAACCTGGATGACCGGCGAGGACGCCATGGCGCTGGGGCTGATCGACGCTGTGGATACTGACCTCAAGGCGGCCGCCTCAATTGGCGACTACTCCCGCGCCCTGGCCGCTGCCGGCCGCTCTGCTCAGCACCACCTCGAGCAGCAGCGCGCACCGGCCCAGCCGGCACCGGCACCCAGCGCCATGAGCGCCGCCGATGCCCTGGCGTTGGCCTTCGACATCGAGCCGGACCAGGCCGAGGCCCGCGCCGCTGAGCTGGGCGATCAGATCCTCGCCTGGCGTGACAAGCCGGTAACCGCGCCGGCGGCTGATACTGCTGCCCTGCAGCGCGAGGCTGTCGCAGCTGAGCGCGAGCGCGTGGTCGCCATCATCGACACCTGCACCACCACCGGCCAGCACCAGCTGATGGCCAAGCTGGTCAGCAGCGACATGCAGACCGATACCGCCCGCGAATACGTTTTCGACGTGGCTGCTGCCTCGAGCGCCGGCGTGCATTCCAGCCACTCGCCCGAGGGTGGCCAGCGTGCCGGCATCGACACCAAGGGCATCTATGACCGTCGCCGCGCGCGCAGCGCATCCTAACCGCACCACCTGGAGAGCATCATGACCCCGATCCAACACACCGAGCCGGCCCGTACCGGCGAGCACGTACTTTCCGAGGCTGCCGGCTCTCGCTCGCGCGAGGCCATTGTGGTCGCATCTGGCGTACTGGCGGCCGGCACCGTACTGGCCATGGCCGCCGATGGCACCTACGTGGCGCATGATCCGGCGGCCAGCGACGGCACCGAGATCGCTGCTGGCATCCTCTATGGACCGGCAGACGCCCGCGAGGGACCGGTGCCGGCCGTCGCGCATGTGCGCGATTGCGAGGTGAATGGCTCCGCAATCACCTGGGCTGACGGCATGACCGATGGCCAGCTGGGCACGATGAATGCGGGGCTGATCAATGCCGGCATCATCGTGCGCGGCGTCGAGCTGCCGGTGGGCGTGCTCGCCGTTGAAGATCCCGCCGTCGAATAACTGACCCACCCTCACACTGTCTGATGCGCCGCCCACTGGGCGGCGTTGTCGTTTCTAGCGCACGACCCCGACCGTACCCGACATCTCAAGGAGGGCATCATGCCCGCTGATATTTTCTCCTCTGACATCTTCACTATCGGCAGCCTGACGGCCTCGATCAACGAAGCCGATTATGTGCCGTCTCGCCTGGGCCAGCTGGGCATCTTTGCAGAGGCCGGCATTGCCACTACCACCGCCACCGTCGAGCGTGACGGCGACACCCTGGCACTGGTGCCGGCTGGCGAGCGTGGTGCGCCGGCCACACCGCTGGGGCGCAACAAGCGCACCGGCGTCACCTTCAATGCCGTACACCTGCCGGTGACTGACACCGTTCTCGCGGATGAGGTGCGGAACGTGCGCGCCTTCGGCAGCGAGGATCAGCTGGTCGGTGTGCAGCAGGTGGTCGATACCCGCCTGGCACGTATGGCGCGCCGTATCGACGCCACCCTCGAGTGGCAGCGCATGGGCGCGCTGAAAGGCAAGATTCTGGACGCTGACGGCACCACCGTGCTGACGGATCTCTATAGCGCGTTTGGCATTGAGCAAAAGACCGTCAAGATGGCGCTCAGCTCTGAGGGCACTGACGTGCAGGCCAAGGCGCTGGATGTCAGCGAGCACATCGAGGATGCGCTCAAGATGCAGCCGTATACCAGCTCGCATGCGTTCTGTGGGCGCAGCTTCTGGCGCAAGCTGATCAGCAATCCGAGCGTGCGCGAGGCGTATATCTACCAGAAAAGCGAGAAGCTGCGCGGCGATGGCCGCGACGCCTTCGAGTTCGGTGGTGTCACCTGGGAGCGCGCCGTGGGCAATGTTGCCGGCCAGCCCTTTGTCGCAAGCGGCGAGGCTATCGTGATCCCGATGGGCGTGCCGGACATGTTCCTCGCGCACTATGCGCCGGCCGATTATAACGATGCCGTCAACACGATTGGCCTGCCGTTCTACTCCAGCTCTGAGCGCCTGCCGCACGATAAGGGTGTCAGCCTCGAGGCCCAATCTAACCCGATCATTCTCAACACTCGCCCGGGCGCGTGCATCCGTTTGGTCGAGACGGCCTGAGCCAATGAGTATCGACGAGATCGAGGCAGCAGCTAACCGGCTGCTGTTCGGTGTCGGCGGCCTCAGCGTGCCCGCCACCGTTACCCCGCGTGGCGGCGCGCCCATTCCCACCCGCATCATCATCGACCGTGACGCCACCATCACTGACGATTTCGGCATTGTGCTGGAATCGCGGTGTGAGGTCGGTGTGCTCACTGAGGAGGTGGGGCGGGTGGATCGGGGCACGCTGATCGACACCGGCAAACCCGATGACCGCTGGACGCTGCTCGAGCCAATTGGCGACGACGGATTCGAGCAACGCTGGACAGCCTCGAGGTACTGACAATGGCAGCGACAAGCCTGGATCTGCGCGACCTCGAGGGCGTCGCTGACGCCTACCGCCTGGCACCCAAGGCGGCGGCCAAGGCGGCGCAGCTCGCGCTCAATTCTGCCGCGCGACGTGCCCGCACCTTGGGCAGCGCCGCGATACGCCAGCAGGTGGCACTCTCTGCCGGCTATGTGAATGACAATCTCAAGGTGCGCACTTTCGCCACCTCGACGGATCTCTCGACGCGGATTGCGGCCAATCCTCGCGCGGTCCTGCTGACACGCTACGGGGCCAAGATACGCACCGTGAAAGCCAGCAGCCGGCGCGGCCTCACGGGTGACCCAGCACGGGGCATCGCGGCAGGTCGCAAGGCAGCAGGCGCGAAGGGTGTCAGGGTGAAGTCTGGCGGCAGTGCCAAGCGGATCGAGGGCGCATTCTGGGTGCGCCTGGCTGGGAACGGCCAGTGGGCACCGGCAGTGCGTACCGGCGATGGTCCAAGCGATTACCGCGTGATGCACGGCCCCAGCGTGTACCAGGTGTGGTCTGACGTGCGCGGCACCGTCGCGCCCCAGGCCATGCAGCACGCTGCCACCGAGTTTATCCGGCAGTTCGACCGCCTGAGCTGATCCTGCCCACTCTCCGAGAGGTCACCATGCCCGACTCACTGGCAGCGCTTGAGCTGCCGATTACCACACAAGCCATGCGCGCGCTGCAGGTCAGGCTGGCCAGCATCACGCGCGGCAATGGCTATCACACCGATCTCGGCCTGAGCGTCTGGCGGGGATTCTGGATTCTGGCGCTGGGTGCTCGCCAGCATGTGCCGATTTTGGCGCTGCAGTCCGATACCGAGCGCCCCACCGACACGCGGCAAAATCGCGCCAAGCTCAGCACTGACGCGCGCCTGGTGCTGGTGGTCGATGCACTGCCGCGCAGCGAGGACGATGCGACCGCCGGCGAGACGGCAATCGAGGCAGGGCTGGCCGATCTGCGCCGGTGCCTGCTGATGGACCAGAGCGATGATCTGACGCGCGTGCTCAAGCACAACGGCGTGACCCTGGGCGCGGCCGAGTACGCGCTGGCTGAGGATTCCCGCTACGCCCTGGCATCCATGCCAGTGACCATGGAGTGCGTCGAGCACTACACCTGACCGCGCATCACTGCACGACACCCACCACCCCGCATATTTGGAGAGCCACAACATGGCCACGAAGACTTATAGCTATCTCGGCAAAGGCATGGTGTATCTGCGCAACCGCTCAAGCGGTGGCGGCCTCAAGCAAGTCGGCAACTGCTCCGCCCTCGAGTTCTCTGTCGAGACGGACACGCTGACCCAAGCCGATTACACCCAGGCGGGTGGCGGCAATGCGAACGAGATCCAGCGCGTCAGCAGCGTTGGCTCGAGCATCACCATGCTGGAGCTGCGCCCCGACAATGTGGCGATGGCACTGCGCGGCACCCGCTCCGAGGTGCAGAGCGCACCCGTGACAGCTGAGCGCCACACTGCAAACCCTGGCGCGCTGCTGGTGCTCAGCAAGACGCCCGACCGCAGCGAGAGCATCACCGTCACCATCGACCCCGATGGCTCGGGTGATGTGGCCATCGAGGATGTCGATTTTGAGATCACCGGCGCGGGCGTCTACGTGCTCGAGGGTGGCGGCATCACCGAGGGCACTGACGTGGCCATCGACTACACCAGTGCCGCAGCGGACGTGATCGAGGCCATGACCGGCAGCGGCGACGAATACGAATTAGTGTTCGATGGTTTGAACGAAGCCGAGAGCGGCCGTGCGGTGACCGTCACCGCGCACCGCGTCAAGTTCAGCCCGACCACTGGTCTGGCGCTGATCGGTGATGACTTTGGCGAGCTGGCGCTCGATGGCAGCCTGCTGGTCGATTCCAGCAAGGTCGGTGCCGGCGTGTCGCGCTACTTCAAGGTAGCCATGGCCCGTTAGATTAGTTTAAAAATCCATGCGTATATATTATTATCCTCGATGCAAATCGGGGATATATTACCTTGTTTTTTTAAGCTACAAATGGGATGAAATACTATGGATTGTAATAGCTTAAAGTCTACGTTGAAAAAAATCTTAGTATATGCTGGGTTGTCAATTATTGCATTGGGCACCATTGCCATGATTATTTTTTCATTATATGACCTCAGCCTTAAAGGGGACCCTATAATATATAATTTATGGCTTCCTATATTAGTGCACTTTTTTTTGTTTTGCTCGATTGTGAAAATAAAATCTTCAAGCAGTCATTTAAAGATTTTTCTTTCTTGTATTATAGGCATGGCAGTATTTTCAATGACAATTGCTTTATGTCTAATGAATATCATAGATGCTATGGACCGGGAAACTTTTTACCCTGTTACATTTGGCGTAGGAACAGCAATGACTGCTATTTTATTTGCTGCAAATAATGAAGGTGAAAAAAATAAGACTGAGGAAGTTGATGCTACACAGGAGAAAGTGTGGATCGGTAAAGCCAACTTAAGTTTATCGATGTCAATGATGTTAATGTTAGTATCTATTGCTGGGTTTTTGGGTGTTTATGGGAATAGTGTTTTTTTAAGTGCTTTATATTTTCATTGACTATTGGGTTGGCTTTTTCTTCATTCTTGTATACTTGTCAGATTTCTTTCAGAAAATTGAATAATTAGGTTTTCAAATTTAATTATTTGAAGTTTTTAACCCGCTCCTTGAGCGGGTTTTTTTCGCCTGGAGATGCCCCATGGCTCTATCGGATCTCGCCGCCGAGCTGGTGCTCAAGGCAAAAAACCTGATTTCTCCGAGCACCGATGCGGCGGCCGATAGTGTCGGCAACCTCTCGGCAGAGGCTGCCGCGTTGCGAGATACGCTGGATCAGCTCGAGGATCAGCGCGCCCTGGTGCGTGCCTTCCAGCAGGCCACCACTGCCACCGGCAAGGCGCAAAAGGAGTGGGACAAGGCCACCGACAAGGTGCGCGCGCTCGAGCAGGAGATCGAGGCCAGCGGCCAGGCCAGCATCGCCCAGCAAAACCGCCTCAACGAAGCGCGCGCCGTTGCCGCTCGCGCCGGTGACGCCTACCAGCAGCAAGCGGCCCAGGCGGCGCAGCTGGGGCAGAGCCTGACTGATGCCGGCATTGATACTGGCAATCTCTCCGAGGAGCAGCTGCGCCTGGCGCGCGAGGCCCGCGAGGCCCAGAACGCGCTCAACGGCATGGGCAGCTCAGCCGCCCAGGCAGGCGATCAGGCCGAGGAGGGCAGCACGGGGCTGCAGCGTGCCCGTCAGGCGCTCAACGATTGGAGCAAGGCAGCCGCCGGCGCCGCTGTGGCGGGTGGTGCATTGGTCGCGGGCTTCGCGGCGCGCATGACCTCAGAGCAGGCGGATCTGGCGCGCGAGCTGGATAACGTCAGCAAGCGCACCGGCGTGGGTATCGTTGCCCTGCAAAAATATCGCTACGCCTTCGAGCGCGCGGGGCTGGATGCTGACGAGGCTGGGGACATCTTTCAGGATGTGGCCGACAAGATTGGCGACGCCTTCGAGAATGGTGGCGGCGATGCCATGGATGCACTCGAGGGGCTGGGCATCGAGGCCCAGGATCTGATCAACCTTGCCCCTGATGAGATGTTTCTGCGCCTCGCTGACGCGATGAAGGATTTACCCCAGGCGAGCCAGATCAATTTCCTCGAGGGGCTGGCGAGTAACGCCTCGCGCCTGCAGCCGCTGCTGGAGAATAACGCGGCGTTGCTGCGCCAGCTTGGCGATCAGGCCAGCGAGCTGGGGCTGATCATGTCGCCTGAGCAGATCGCCAACCTGATCAAGACTGAGGAGGCGATCAACGGGGTGCAGACCCGCCTGCAGGGGATTGCCACTCAACTGTTTTCCAAGCTCGCGCCGGCGGTGGAGGGTGCCGCCGATGCCTTCGATGACGCGCTGAAAGACAATCCCAAATTGGTGGATGAGCTGGCCACCGCGATCAATGGGCTGATCAAGATCGGCACCGACTGGGTGCGCAGCTTCATTGATAACCGCGAGCAGATCGCGTCCTCGATGCAATCGCTGATCGACGTTGGCCAGCTGATGGGTAATGGCCTGGTGGCGTCGTTTCGTCTGGTGCAGTCGGCCGCCGCTGGCGTGACCGCCGGTGTCGCCGCTCTGGGCACTGGTCTGCTGCAGCTCAATGCCAAGTCGCTGGAATGGCTCAACGCCATTGGCATCGCGTCTGATCAGGAGGTCGCCAACGCCCAGGCCAAGGCCAAGGCAGCAGAGGCCACGCTCGCGGACCTCAATGCAGATGCGGCGCGCTACTTCAATCAGGCCAAGGAGGCCGGCAAGGCGGCGGCCAACGCCTTTGATAACTCCACCGAGGCGGTGGAGGAGCAGGCCAAGGCGGCAGGCATTACCGCTGATCAGCTCGACAAACTGGCCGATGGCGCTGATGTGGTCGATGGCAAGATGCTGTCACTGGCCGAGACTCAACGCCGGCAGGCTGACGCCACTCGCGCCCAGGGCAAGGCAGCGGCCCAGGCGGCTGAGGATCTGGGCACCTCTCTGGAGGAGCTGAGCAGCGGCATCGAGTCCGGCGAGGCTGAGGCAATCGACGCATTCGACCGGCTCGCCAATAACGGCCAGGTCAGTGCCGAGCAAGTCGCGGCCGCCTTCGAGAAGGCCCAGGGCGCGATCAGCTCAGATGAAGGGCTGGCCGCGTTCCGCGCGCTGCTCGAGGAGCTGGTCGAGTCCGGTGTCGCTGGGGCGGATCTGCTCGAGAAGCACCTCAAGGCCACCGGCAAGGCAGCCGCTGACACCCTGGGGCTGTCGCTGCAGGATCTGACCACCGGCATCAGCAAGGCCGAGGCGGACGTGATCGAGGCATTCGACACGCTGGCGCGCCAGGGCGATCTGACCGGCGAGCAGCTGCGCACCGCGTTCGGTGAGGCGCTATCGCAGCTCGAGGGTGACGAGGCGCTCGACGCGATCCGCGAGACGCTGGCCGGCCTGGTGTCAGATGGTGTCACGGGGGCCGGTGCTCTGCGCGGTGTCTGGACCGAGTACAAGGCCAGCATTGACGACACCACCAGCGCGCTCGAGGAGCAGCGCGCCCAGGAGGCTGCCACCCAGGCCGAGGCGATCAAGAATCTGCGCGTGATCCAGAACGCACGCCAGGCAGCCCAAGCCGAGGACGAAGCCGCCACCCAGTCGGCCGTCAGCAACGTGGAGGCCCGCGCCAACGCCATCGGCGGCGGCCTGGCTGCCATCTATAACAAGGCGGCCAACGCCACCCAGGCGCTAAGCGCTCAGGCCGGCAGCGCCTTTAAATCAGCCATGACCGGCAGCAGCGGCGTCACCGGCACCGTGGATCTGCTGCGCGACAAGATCGCGGATCTCGAGGAATCCGTGGGGAACGCCTTCACCGTGTGGAAGACGCGGGCTGATCCCATGGGCGTGCAAAAGTACATGGCCAAGGTGGCGGCCAATAGCGGGCTAGTCGAGCTGAAATTCCGCAAGCAGCAGCTTGCGGCCACTGAGCTGCAGGAGGCACTGGGGGATCTTTCCAGTGGCGACCCTGGCGCGATGATCCGCAGTCTGGCGGCCAGCTCTGACCAGGCGGTGACCGCCACCCAGCTGCTGAGCATGTCGAGTGAGGATCTGCGCCGGCAGTTCGATCTGCTCGATGACGCCACGCTGTCGAGCCTCGAGGGTGCCATCCAGTCGGTGCGCAGCCAGGTGGATTCACTCTCTGACAGCGTGAGCGACACGCTGGCGAGCCTGCGCTCTGAGCTGGCCAGCCTGCAGGGTGACAGCACCCAGGTGGAGGCGCTGCGCTACCAGGAGCAGCAGCTCGAGCTGCAGCAGACGCTCGACAAGGCGCGCGCCCTGGGCGATGCCCAGACCATCAGCCAGGCCCAGGAGGCGCTGAGGCTCGCAGAGCAGGCGCATGACCTACGCCTCGCGGACATCCAGGCCCAGAGCGAGCAGGAGCGCCAGGAGGCTCTGCAGGCTGAGGCGGATCTGCAGCGTCAGGTGCAGGCCGGCGAGGTCACCCAGCGCGAGAACAATGCGGCCGCCCAAGGTCACACCACCCAGCTGACCACCTCGCTGCAGGCCCAGCGCCGCGTCGCGGTGGATCTCAATATCGGCAATCAGCAGGTGACGCTCAACGGGGTGGACGAGAGCGAGGCTGACGCCCTGCTCGCAACCCTCTCGCGCGCCTCGCGCACCGCTATCCGCTGATACCGCATCACTCATAACCGAGAGAGACACCCATGCCGGTGACACTAGAGGGCATCGCCCTGCCTGCTGATATTCAGTGGACTGATGAGATGGTCAGCCATGGGGTGGGACAAGTGCAGACCCCGACACTGACCGGCGCGCTGGTGGTCGAGGAGAGCGCCCAGGCGGCCGGCAGATCCATCACGCTGGCCAGCGGTGGCGGTGCCTGGGTGACGCGCTCCACCGTGCTGGCGCTATCCGAGCTGGCCGCCACGCCGCGCCCTGCTGACACCCCGATGGTGCTGGTGTGGGGTGATGGCCGGACCTTCGATTGCGTGTTCGATCACGCCGCCGGCGAGGCAGTGTCAGCGTCTGAGGTGCTGCGCCTGGCGGCCGGCAACCAGGATGCCGATCACCCCTACACCATCACCCTGCGCCTGATCACCGTCTGACACCCAATCATCTTGCTGGAGCCAGCCCAATGGCCGACGAAACAATCCATAGCGGCGACATCCGCATCCTGCAGTCTGAGCGCATGACCGACAACGCCGATGGCGGTGGCCGGCTGACTGGCCGCCCCGTGACCGATGGCGCGAGCAATGACATCTTTGATGACATCTCTGACCTCGATCGCGCGGCGGGGCGCACCTCGCTGCGCAAGGTCGGGGCCGGCGTACTGACCGACAACACCGCCCAATATTTCGGCGCGCACGCGATCATTGACCGGGTGCCGAATGATCCTAATGTCAGCGTCGTGATGTTCGATACCGGCTCGCCCTCAGACGAGCGTGCCGAGTCCCGCGATTATGTCGAGAGCTATGTGACCGCCGGCGCCACGTCGCGCATGACGCTGCTGGGCGATCAGCTGGCCGGCCAGCGCAGCATCATCACGTTCCAGATGCCAGAGGCCACGCTGCCCGATCTGGGCGATGTGCTGGCGCTGATGACCGAGCAGGGCGATGCCGCCGGCGAAGTCCAATATGTGCGCATCAGCGAGATAGATCACGAGATCAGAACGTTTGAGTATGAGAACGGCAGCAACGTGCAGACGTTCGAGCGCCGCGTGCTGACGCTGGGGCTATCCACTGCGCTGCGCCAGCGTGTCTATGGCGTGCAGCCCAAGCCTGGCACCCTCAACCCTGACACCGTGGTGCGTGAGGGGCAGAGCACCGATGCCGCCCGTTACTATGGCGTCAGCACCCTGACCCAGCCGGCCACCTTCGGGGCCAATAGCGTCACCGTGGCCAGCACCTATGCGCCACTGGTGCCGGCCACCACCACCGAGCAGGCGGTGACCGATGTGCAGGTGGGTGGCACGGCCACCATCAGCGTCAGCAGCGGCGGCCAGTCATTCGAGGTGGCGCAGATCGCCAGCACCACCCAGATCTCTATCGAGCTGAATAACCGTGGCTTCACCTATGTCAGCCGCCTGGACCCGCTGCCGGCACCTGGCAGCGTGGTGATCGCTTATCGCTCGCTGGGCAAGTGGTATGAGCTGCGCGACGATGACGCCAATGGCGATCTGAGCGGCAGCGGTGCGGGGCGCGTGGACTACGCCACCGGATCTGTCAGCGTGACGCTGGGCGGCCTGCCGGATGTCGGCAGTTCGGTGCTGTTCAGCTGGGGCACGCCTGTTCACTATGAGGATCGCGCCGGCCAGGCCACCATCGACAAACCCTGGATGTCATTCGTGCTCGAGCATCCTGGTGTCACGCCTGGCAGCGTTGCCGTGCGCTGGATCTCTGGCGGGAGCGAGAAGACAGCCACCGATGACGGCCTGGGGAATCTCAGCGGCGCGGCCACCGGCCGTGTGGTCTATGGCTACGCCGATGCCGATGGAACGCCTCAGCCTGGCGAGGCGTATGTGGCCTTCAATGGCGACGCCTTTCCAGATGCCAATTCTCAAGTTGCCATGGATTATAGCTATGGCGCGCCTCAGCTCGAGCAGTTCCTGCCAGCGGCCAGCGCGGCCGGCTTTGTGTCGCTGGCCGTGAGTGATGCGCCTATCCGGCCTGGCAGCTTCTCCGCCACCTGGAGCGTGACGCGCACCAACGATTACCAGGAAACCGAATCGACGTATTACGGGCTTAGTCCCTACCGCCCTGGCCGCACTATCGTCACCGTCGATCAAGACAGCGATGAATATACTGTGACTTATTCCGTGGTGGATGACGGGCGCGGTGGCCTGGTGGGCTGGGAGGGCAGCATCGACTACGCTACCGGCGCAGTCAGCCTCGAGGTCGAGAAGGTCCGCGAGGTGAAGGAGTGGGATAGCGGCACTACCAGCGGCGGCCACCGCGAGTGGGGCAGCTCAGAGAAGCGCGACACCTTCGAGGATGGATCGAGCGTGTGGGTGATCTCTCAGTCAGATAGCGCCACGCCGACCGATCACACCATCACCCAGGATCTCGCCCCGCTCGATGTCGAGCTGATGCCCCTGCTGCAAGATAGCGTTGTGCCTGGCACGCTGTCTTTCATCTTCCGAGGCGATACGTTCATCGACCGCCAGGGCAGTCTCTATCGCAGCGTTGCCAGCAATGGGGCCGGCGTTCTCGCGGGCACTATCGACTATGGCACCGGCGATGCCCGCATCACCGACTGGCCGAGCGGCACCAGCGCCACCATCACCGTCAAAACGCTGGTGAGCACCTTCGGCACCTGGACGCTCGATGAGGCGTTTTTCCGCACGCCAGGCTCGCCGCTGCAGGTGGGTGGCCTGCTGATCCAGGCCACGACGCTCGACGGCCGCTCGATCACCGGCCAGGCGGCACTCTCTGGCGAGATCGAGGGTGACGAGATGGCAGGCTCTACCAGCTTCGAGACGGGGGTGGTGCGCGTGACCTTCGGCAAGCTGGTCAGCAATGACAGCCTGAGCGCGGCCGAGCGCGCCGAATCCTGGTACGACGCCACGGCCGTGGATGACGCCGGCATGATCTGGCGGCCCACCGAGGTGATCCCGAGCACCGCCCGTTTCAATGCCGTCATTCTGACCACGCTACCGCTCGAGGCTGAGCTGATCGGCATCGACCCCGTGCGCCTGCCCAGCGATGGCCGCGTGCCCATCTATCGCGCCGGCGGCGTGGTGGTGGTGCATCACACCGGCCGCGCCCCGTTCCCGCTGGGGATCGGTGGCGGCACCACGCTGGAGGTCGGCCGCTCGCGGCTGGCCAGCCTGGTGGTGGAGGACGCCGCCGGCGAGGAGGTGCCGGCCACCCAGTACAGTGCAGACCTCGATGCCGGCACCGTGCAGCTCGCCGCGCCTGACACGGCCACCCACCCCGAACCCTGGTACGCCCTGCACCGCGTCGAGGACATGCTGCTAGTGGGTGACGTGGATCTGTCGGGGGCGCTGACCCTCAAGGGCAATTTGAGCCACGACTACCCCGCGAGCGATACGCTGGTCAGCGCCGCGATGGTGGCCGGCGATCTGCAAGCGCGCGTGGCTGACTTCTTCGATCTCTCGAGCTGGGATCGAGACTGGAGCAAAGACGACAACGATGGCGCAGATGGCACCCTGGCCGAGTACAACGTGACCACCTACCCGCCAATCATCACCAATCGCGGGGCCATCACTGAGGACTGGGCGCTGATCTTCACCAGCTCAAGCACGTTCCGCATCATCGGCCGCACCGTTGGCGAGATCGGTGTGGGCAGCATCAATGAGGACACGTCGCCTACCAACCCGAATCAGGGCGTACCCTATTGGACGCTCAAGGCGGGCGGCTTCGGGGCCGGCTGGGTGAATGGCAACGTGATCCGCTTCTCGACCATCGGCGCGAGCTTCCCGATGTGGCTGGCGCGCGTGATCCTGCAGGGGCCGGCCAGCGGTCAGCAAGATTCTTTCCGCCTGCAGATCCGTGGCAACGCCAACGCCTGACCATAGGCGGCAGGCGCAAACCCTCTATCCCTATCCCTCAACCGCCCAGCCACTCGCTGGGCGGCTTAGTTTCTGGAGACGTTCAAGATGGCCGATTTTCCCGTGAAGTGGTTCAGCAGTGACATGGGCGGCAGCCCTAATGGCAGCGATGAGCCTGGCGAGCTTATCGAGCTTTTAAAGGCATGCCTAATGACTGGGTTTAATGTTACGCCAGTGAATGCGCTAACTTATGATAGTGGGGCGAATGAGGCTCGGGCGGAGTTAGGGGCAGGCCATGGATTCCTAAAGCATCAGGTTATCTCTATTAGCGGTGCCGATCAGGCAGGATTCAATGGAGAGTTTCGCATTACCGATGTGGGCACTACTTGGGTGGCGTTTTCGCCTGATTCCAACCCAGGTAGCGAATCTGCCTCTGGTGACTTGATCGAGATAAAAGCTGCCCCGATTGGAGGGTGGGAAGTTGTTGCAGAGGACGCTGACCGGAATCGCATCGTGCTTGCCTCTACAAATGAGCGAAGCAACGGACTTTGCTTGCATGTGCAGAATGATAATTGGAATGAGAGTGTACATGACAATGCAAGATATTATTACAGAACAAGCAACCCTCAGCCTGGCGCGCGGGTAAAAATTGTCTCCAATGTTGTTAGTGTCGATGATTATGAGTTAAGCGAAACGGCAAGATGGCCAATTGGCTGGAGCAATTCCAGCGAGGGACGGGAGTGGTCGCTAATAGGAGATGATCGCCTATTCTACCTCACTACTCGACATGCGTGGGGCAATGGTAGATCGACCATGTGCTATGGAGAGTTCGATAGCAATATTGCTGGCGATGCTTTTGGCACCGTGATTGTAGGCACGAATTACTCTAGCTCTATCTCATGGAATCGTGGTGATTATAGCAACCATATTGAGTTTGCTAGTTACGGCATTACTTCTCAGCACTATATAGCGCGCCCTTATCATCAAATGCCATCAGATGAAAAGGCAATGTGGAAAAAAATGGGCATAGGATTCGCGTCGGGAATCATGTTTGATTACCCGAATCCGGCCGATTATGGCTTGTATGTGCACAATGGTCCCACGCTTGTCATGGAGATTTCTGATGATAAATCTATTTTGCGAGGAGTGTTGCCTGGCCTGATTCAGCCGCTACAGACGCCGCTGGCATATCATAAATCTGTGCTTGATGATCTGCCTGGCTTAGAAGGCGTGCCTGTTATTATGTGGTTGTCGCAATATGAGGGAAATACAAGTAGCGCGACCCATGCTGATGTTAATAATGCGGGAATGCTGGGCTGGCGACTGGATAAGTGGAGAGACTATCAATGACAGATATAACGATGGTTTTCTCGTCTATTCGCCCGCACCCATATCGCGAGATCGAGAGCCATATACCGCCATTCGATAAGCTAGATGACAAGCTCAAAGGGACCACTAGCGTTATTGTGGGCACGCGATCTAGCGAGGCTACAATGTTTGCATATGATCAGATGTATGGAGCGGGTAGTAATGGCACCGTAAAAGGCACCCTGCGCGATAAGTCACGCATGGGCATCATTGCCGGCACCGTGCTGGACATCCAGGCCCAGCCCGTCAGCCGGCGGGTGCGAGTGCATGAGCGCGCCACTGGCCGCATCGTGCGCGAGACGTGGAGCGATGCCGATGGCAAATACCGTTTCACGGACCTCGACCCGCGCCGCGCGTTCTACGTGATGGCCTTCGATCACACCCTGCAGCAAAACGCTGTCGTATCAGACAATGTGCACTCTGAGGTGGAGGACAGCCCGTGATCAGCTTCTCGACAAGCGTGAAAAATGCGCGCCTGGCGGCCATCGCCGGTGCGATTGATGCCGGCGATTCGCCGGCGTCTTTCGTTGTGTACTCCGGCACCCGCCCATCACCTGGTGCTGCCGTCACCGATCAGGTGGCGCTGGCCACGCTGGAGGTGCCCCAGCCATTCGCCGCCGATCTCTCTGGCGGCGTCCTGACGGGGGCAGCCTTCGAGGAGGTAATGGCCGATGCCGATGGCGAGGCCACCTGGTCGCGCCTGGTCGATGGCGCGGGTGCGTGGGTGATGGATCTGGATGTCGGCATCGAGGGATCAGGCGCTGACGTGACCATCAGCTCGACAACGATTTATCGCGGGATACTGACGCGGATCAGCCGCATGGTATTCGCTGAGGGCTAGGGGGCACCGTGAGAGAGATCAGGCTGCAGTTTGTCCAGGGGCTTGCCCCCTGGAATGCGCGAGCGCTCGAGCTGCGCCTGGGGGGTGATCCTGGTTTGCTGCTGCTGTTCGCCGGTGACTATTATACGCCGCCGGCGGGTGGCAATGTCGTGCTGGGCTTCGGCGGTGCCACTGAGGCGGTGGAGCTGCCGCGCGAGCTGGTGCTCGATGCCCAGCTGACGCCGCCATCCCTCGATGCTCGACTCGCCCAAGGTGGCGCTATCGAGATCGCGGCCAGCCTGGTGATGCCAGTGGCCACCGTGCGTGCGCAGCTCGAGCTGATCCAGTCGCTCAGCCTGGATGCGACCACGCCGCCGGTGACGGCAGAGATCCGCGTCGAGCATGGCGTCAGCCTTTCGCTGGTGGCCACGCTGGGTGCGCCGGCGGTGGTCGATGTCGCGCTGACCCGCGAGATCAATGTCTTTCGAGGGCCATCAGATAGTGCCGGTGCCCGTTTCGAGAACGCGATCCCGCTCGAGGCCCAGGGCAGCACCCGCTGGGAGCAGCCTGCTCGCCCCTATGGTGCCACCGCGTCAGGCTTCGAGCAGGGCGCAACGCTTGCGGCCAGCCAGGGCGGCCAGTGGTCTGCCCGCCCCCGCACCGATGCCACCAGTGGCTCGCGGTGGGAGCATGCCGAGCGCATCCTGGGCACCCTCAGTGGCAGCCAGTGGCTGCAGCTGCCGCGCGTCCGCCGCGCATCGCGGCCGATATGGGAGCAGGGGCAGGGCATCGCGGCTGCTCGCTCGAGTGGCTACCAGCACCCGCCCCGCAATGACGCCCGCCGGCGCTCGCGCTATGAGGAGGCCCGCACCCTCGAGCCGGTGACGATGGATGTGCCCTATCAGCAGGGGCGCACCACCGGCGACGATTGGCGCGTGCCCTGGGAGCAGGCCCGCCGGCCACCGCCTGGCCTCGACTTGCCGCCAGATCCGCCTGAGCCGCCGGTGCTCGAGCCGGTGGAGGGCAGCACCACCCTGCAATTCTGCCACGCCATGCCGAGCGCCCCGTGGGTGCTGCAGTTCGGTCTGACGTGTGAGATACCCACCCCGACCATTCCCGTCAAAAGGCTCTATATCGTGCAAAACTCCGCGCGCCTGGTGCGCCTATCCGATGGCCTGGAGCTGCCGGCCACCCAGATGACGCTCAGCATCGACGCTGACAGCTGGGCATGGTCATTCTCTGCCGGCCTGGCAGGGCGTGACGCCCAGGCGCTGGTGACCGGCACCGATGGCCAGCCGGTGGAGGTGATGGCCGAGATCAATGGCGAGCAGTGGCGGTGCCTGGTGGATGGCTGGCGACGCTCTGAGAGCTGGCAGAGCCATAGCGTGACCATCAGCGGCCGCTCGCTCGCGGCGTACCTGGGCGCGCCCTACGCCACCGCGCGCAGCTACACCGAGGACAGCCAGGCCACCGCCTCGCAGCTCGCTCGCGCTGAGCTGCCAGAGGGCTGGTCACTGGATTGGCGCATGACTGACTGGGTGGTGCCCGCCGGTGCGTGGAGCTATGACAGCCTCGCGCCCATCGACGCCATCTCGCGGATCGCCCAGGCGGCCGGCGGCTATGTGCAGGCCCATCAGCAGGATCAGACCATCATCGTGGCGGCGCGCTTCGAGGCAGCGCCCTGGCGCTGGGCTGATGTCGAGGCTGATCTGGCGGTGCCCCGGGACATCATCACCCAGCTGGGCAGCGATCAGCAGCCAGGTGATGCCCGCAATGCCGTGTGGCTGCATGGCGATACCGGCGGTATCCAGGCCCAGGTCATCCGGCAGGGCACCGCCGGCGATCAGCTGGCACCCACCGTGGTGGATGCCCTGATCACCGATCAGGCACCGTCCCAGTCGCGCGGGATCGCTGAGCTGGCCGCTACCCTGCGCCAGAGCACCGAGAGTCTGCAGATGCCCCTGGCGGCCTCTCTGGGCGGCCTGCTGCTGCCTGGCATGATGATCGAGTGCGATGGCTGGCGTGGTGTCTCGCGGGGCGTGAGCGTCAGCGCAAGCCTGCAGGGGCGTGCCCTGAGCGTGCGCCAGTCTATCGAGCTGCAGAGATTCCATCTGTGATGGCGTCGTGTGGTATCAGTTCAAACAAAGGAGGGGATAGCATGGCCAATCCATATCGCCGCTTGCTGGCGTTGCTGCCGACCACGCCGCGCCAGGTAGGCGAGGTGATCAGCGTCAGCGGCTCGCGCGTTCGCGTGGATCTGGTAGGGGGTGGGGTGCGCACCTGCCAGGGCGATGCCCAGGTGGGTGGCATGGTCTACGTGGAGGGGGACCAGATCACTGGCGTGGCTCCGAGCCTGCCGGTGGTGGTGGTCGAGGTGTGAATATGATTATTCTACTGGTTTAAAAATACCTGTTTACATAAGGATATTGTCCTTTTAAAGAAGCTATGGAAGGGGCTGTTAAGTGGTTTAGATTGTACAAAGAGTTCGTGTTTATTACTCTAGGTCCTACACACGGCTGCCACTTTAATTCGTCAAACTTTAAGAGGGGTTTGCTTTTTGTTAAAAAGTGTGGTTGAGTTCAGCTGTTCTTTTTGATGATTGTGGTAGATAACATTAAAAATATTTCAAATGCTCGATATCTTACCTTGCGTATTGGTGGGTCGTTATATATTTATATGGATATGAAGTGGAGAGTGAAATGGAAGCTAAAGCTAAGGCGCTACTCACTAAAGAAAAGGTAGAGCTATTTGCTTCAGAAGTTGACATTCTTATTTTAGCAGGGGAGCGGGATGATATACGGGTAGTTTGTGATGATAAGACAAGTCTAGATTATGACTTTGAAGATAAGCTTTGTGAAGCGCATTTTTGGTACGTAATAGGTAATATTTACTCTTTTTTGTATAGCTATAGTGCCAGTGATTGGTATTCAGATGATTTAAGTAAAAGCATACTTTTTTATAGAAAATCGCTTTACGCTATTAGAGGTGAAGAGCTAGCGTTAGAAATTTTGAGTTTAAAGTCATTAGTTGAGACAAATTTAGCGAATGAGCTTTCTGAGCAAGGAAGGATGATTTGCGCAACTCCACTGTATCAGTCGGCGATTAATTTCAATAATCCAGTGGCATTGATTTCTAAAGCTAAAAATGATTATTTCTATGCTGGTTCTATATACGATGATGGACATGCTATCTACCATTATAGAGAGGCTGCAGATAATATAAGAAAAGCTCAAAGTATGATCGATGATATGCATCCAGAGCATCGTGAAACTATAAAAGCTGGTAGCCAGTTGGATAATTTTGCTAACGATTTTGAGAGCCGTGGATTTATACTCAATGAAAACATATCTTCCGAGGAGAAATTAAGTAATAAAGAGATTCGCTATATGGACTGGGTGGCGAATGAAGGTCTTTTTCTAAACGATTTAAATGACCTTGTGAAGAATAATTTAGCTAAGCGTGATACTTTATCATTGCCATCTATCACCTCACAAATAAATATACTACTTTCTAGACATGAATCGCTTGCATTTCACGGTAATTTTGAAGAATTAAAAAACGATTTTTGCTATGCAAGATATATTTACTTTACAGGTTTATGCGTCCCAGAGGAATCTGAGAGCTTTTATAATTCAACATATCATCACGTTGATGATGGCTCGCTATCTATAAATAATTTTAAAACTTCTAGTTACAAGGCTTCTTTTAGAGTCTTTTATTCTCTGTTTGATAAGATTGCATATTTTATTCACAGATTCTTTGACTTAGCACCGATAGAAAAAGATCGAAGGGTGAGCTTTTCGACTCTTTTTGTTACCAGTGATAAAAATAAAATTAAGCCAAATAAAATCTTGAGCGATAGCGATAATTGCTTTATACAT